TTGGTAGTAACCGCGACAGTTCCTACCATATTCCTTGCGGGTTCCCCATAAGGTGATCTTTTTAATCGTACTGCTGCAGCAGAAGAAATGGCTCCTGTTGTTGGATCACAATGTACAGTTCCTGCAGTATTACTAGTAATCGTAGCGATTATAAAAGTATTACCACTACAAACGATTACATCTCCGACCTGAAGTTCACTACCAAAGAGTGAACTAGTTGCTGTGATTGCTTTACTTGATGCATGAACTGTAAATGTAGCACCACCTGTGAGTGTTATGTCTGAGTTGGAAGCTACTACTGTATTTCCAGATGCAAGATTAGCTCGAGTTGGTCCACAAAGAGAAACTTTAAGACTATCTCCAAGATCTCCTGCATACTTTGCTACCCAATCTCCCTTAGTACCATCACTCAATTGTGAAGCTTGGCCTTCATCATAATTGTCGTAATATGTGGCATTATTTGAAATCAGAATTTCTGCAGTTCCACTTGTAGCATTCATTACTGTAGAGTTTGCTGCTCTTACAATGTGTAATTTATTTGAATAATTTAGAAAGTTGGCGGCTGTAAAAAAAGATGTGTATGTGTTGGTATCGGGTTTCTGGAATGTTTGAACCAGAAGATCTTCCGAATCAATCAACGTAACATCGTTAATTGGCCCCCAACGAAAAGGACCAGCAAACCCGGCATCTATTGAAGAAATGCCTGGTACTACTGTTGTTAAATCAATTTCTGACGTATTTACGCCTGGGCTTACTTGAAAAGGCATCTCATATCTCCTTAAAAATTAATATTCGTTGTAATTCTTTTACATTACTATGTTTATTTATAAAATCAGCTTTTCTTAAAACTAAATAATTATTGTAATATAAATAGTTATAAGTGAAGGTGATTATGGATACAAAAGAAAGATTTCTAGCTAAAGTTAGTAAAAATAAAGACAATAAATGTTGGGAATGGACTGCTTCTCGTACCCAACAAGGTTATGGTATGTTTTCTCATAACGGAAAGTCTGTACCAGCTCACCGATTTGCCTATCTAGAATTTAGTGGAGAAATCCCCGACAAAAATATTGTACATCAAATTTGTCAGAATAATTGTTGTGTAAATCCTGACCATTTGATAGTATGTACAAAAAGTGAATCTCGTCTAAAGTATAATTCTACTAGAATTCATCCAGATGCTAAAAAATTAATACAGTCTATAAAGGAACAAGGCCCTAAAGACCGTCTAGAAGATTTTGGATTTAGTAGAGAAGACTAGAAATAATTTCTTTGAAAATCTGGGTCGGCTACTTCCCACATTTGACCCTTATTATCAGTAAAAGTACCATCAATCTTACCATCATCTATAATTCCAAAAGGAATCATGTCTTGTTCTAAAGCATCCATTTGGTCTTGATAAATTTGCTTTCTAATATCAAGGTCTGTCATATCCTTAAAATATTGTTGTTGAACTGTCCAAGCAAAAATCACTAGAGTCATAGCAAGGTCATCATGTGACCCTTCCTCAGCTTGAAAAGAATTATTTTTAGAAGCAAATGTAGTCAACTCTGCAAGTGTATCAAAATCTGGAATAATTAACTTATCAGTCTCAATCATATCTTTAAGAGCTGCACAACCAATTCTCTTGAGTTGTTTACTAGTTCGTAGTCCTAATTGAGCATTTTTTCCAAAACCACCACCAATTTTCTGTCCCGCTCTTCCATGCATTGAACACATAAGAATATTCTCATATTCTAACTCAAAGTGTAAGGTTTCTGCCACTTGTTGTCCTATGTCGTTAATCTCACATATTAACCATGCAGTATTATATTTCAACCCAATATTATAAATTATATTTGGATATACCATTGGAGAAATTTTATTATCTCTATATTTTGCAACCTGTTTGTATGGTATTTCAGAAATATCAAATACGCTAAGTGCCGAGTAATCCTGTTCTTTACCATGAGCACTGTCGGCTACAATACAATATGTTCTATCTTTTTCTGGTTGTTCATAGACATCCATTCCACCCTGAGATGCGATTGGATTCTTAAAAGCCATTGTTCTAAGTTTTGAGGGGGCTATTAGAGTATGTGTAGACCCTATAAACTCACATTCAAATTCTTGAGTGAATTGAGTTTCACTAGTATTCTTAATAGTTTCTTGTTTCCACTTCTCATCTCGGCCAGGAACTTCAGACCAATGCACATCTATAGGAACATAACTGTTGCGGTCTTCTTCAGCGTCAATCCACATTTTATAGAACATATTAAGTCCAAGTGGAGTTGATACGATGAAAACTTTGGTAGTTTCACCAGAGGAAATTGTAGGATAGACTGAAGTAAAAAATTGGTCTGCGATGTTTGAGGGAACATGAGCAAATTCGTCAAGAAAAATAATATTAAAAGAACTACCTCGAACAGCAGATGATGAAGTAGCTGCAGCAAGAATCTTAGAACCATTCTCTAATGCTATGTCTCCCTTATTCCATGTAAGTATTCCCTGTTGCATCCATTTGGGAAGATTTTCATAAGCTAATCTAAGTCTACCCAAAAGTTCTCGTGCTGTAGAAAGTTTGTTAGCTAAAATAGCACAATTGACATCTTGATTGAACAGTATATAATGAAGGAGAAAACTAACTATGGTAGTTGATTTCCCCGATTGACGAGGCATCTTACAGATAACAAATCTATCATCTGTAAAAGATTGTACCATTCTTTGCTGATAATTATACAAATCAAATGGAACTAAACCCTTATCTACATGAACTATTTTTACATAATTCTGTATAAAATACATGGGAGATTCCATGCATTTTTGATACTCAGCGACAGAATCCTCTGTCCACTCTACAGCAACACCTGCTGATTTTAATAGTGGGTTTCCAAGATAATTCTCAGGCATTTTTCTTATTCTTTAGTAACTTTTGGAGTTCTGCAGTAGAACCAACAAACAGATTATTTGATACTGTTTTCGGTCCACTTTCAGAAGTTATGTCTTTTTTAGTTTTATGGAGATTGAGAAGTTCTTTATTAGTAGTGGTAAGTTTATCAATCATTTGACCTACTACTTCAAATGCACGTGGATGTTCAGATTGTTTTGCTATTTCAAGAAGTTCCTCAAGACCATCCTGACCTCTTTCAATCAGATTATAAAGGTTTTCACGAGCGTATTGAAAATCGGTATCTTCATCATGCCCATTTGTAGGTGGCTTTATTTTTTCTACCTTTGTAACTTCTTTTTTCGGTAAATTAATAACGCCCAATACTTCATCTAAATGTTCATCTATATCTGTGCTCATGTAAAGTCTTCACCAGTTTCGGGATCAAAATTCTTACTAGGTTCAAAAAATTCAAATGTTTCACTAAATCCATAATCAGAATCTGCAGTTGCAGTAGATGGAGATGGTACAACTGTATAACGAGTTTTAACAGATGCATCACCAATATCCTGACTTGAACTTTCATTCATTATTCTTTCATAATTATCGGTTTCTAATAATATGTAGTCCGATGAAGCTGAGGAGGATGCAGTAGTTTCCAAAATAATAAAATCTTGAACGAAATCATCAACGCCACTATCATCACTACCTGTAAGTCTGAAATTAACTTCAATAGATTTAATAACCGAACTAGTTTTGAGGTCTGGATAGATATAACCTTTAAGTAAAAAACTTAAAGTCCAGATAATAGTTCTTCGTTGGTCTAAATCTCCTTCATACTCATCTGAAACATCAGCTGAATTGAGAATAATAGGTGTATCAGCCTTTATTCCCATTTCTGGAATAGTGTTAATAGTAACTGTGAATTCAGGCGTAAAAAAAGGAAGAATTTGTTCTAATATTTGAGTACCGTCTTCTGCATTCTTAACAAGGATAAAGAGTGTGAAATCAAAATTATAGGGTACTGGATTATATTGTGTCATCAATGTGGATGTACCTGCTGCAGTATTTGCAGCAACATTTCTTCCAACAGTATTCAATTTTCTTATAGAATCATAAGCCACACCAGTAAGTGCGAATCCCATTCGTGGAGTTCTGGTAGCAGTTTGTCTAGCTACTGCAGTGGTTTCTTGAGATGCTAAAACGTGTTTCTGTTTAGGACCATAGGCAAGAGGAACTTTAATTTTTTCAACAACAGTTCCGCTAGAATTCTTTCTTTCAACATTGATATCATTGAAAAGAGTTCCAAAAGCTGCTACATATTTTCGTATAGTTTGGTGATAAAACGTAGATCCAAGCATTAGTAATTAGTCCCTTCAGAGAAAGGGTTTCCTTCTGTAAAGTCCAGAATAGAATCGGCTTCAGTTTCAAATCCAACATTATTTGCAGAAGGATCTGACGGTTGTGCTTGGTCATCAAAAGTAGTAGTTGCATAAGAAGCACCAGAAGTGTTACCTATAATATTACTCGATGTGGAAAATGTTCCTGTAAGATTAATGAGTTTTAGAACCTTAGAAGTAGCATTCCAATCTGCAACCTCTCCTGTCGCGGTAGCAGAACCAAAGGCTGCACCTTGATATACAGTTTCTTCAATCGAATATGTTCCAGTACCACTACCCATTGTAAATTCAATTGCGAAGGATTCCTCTCTTTCAATCTTGTCCAAAGTATCAATTCCAGTATCAATCGCTTCATCAGAATACTCAAAAACTTCACATAATAAATCAAAGGTTTGTAGTGCTCCCATTTGGAAAAATATGGTAGCATCACGAACACTTCTAATCTCATATAGTCCTTTAGTGAGAGGAAAATATATGAGATCACCAGTTGCTGGTTGAGTATCCCGAATTCCTGTCTCAAAATTTAATTCAGCAAATCGTCTTTGAGATAGTGTGAAAGTAACTTGATCTCTAACTTCAAGTCCAAAATTAGAAACAAGAGATCCTTCACCCTCAAACCCATCAACATTTTTAATATACATTTCAATCATTCTAGCATCTTTAAATTCTGATAGACGGTCTTCACCAAAAATAGAATCCATATTTACTGTTTCTCTGGGCATATAATACACATCAATACCATATACCTTAATAGATTCTACAATAAGGTTTTCAGTAAGTCTTTGGTCTGCTGTATTTGTTCCGTAATGATTAAAATAATGGTTGGTTGCCATTGTTATCCTACAAAAAAGTCATCGGGCAACTGATACTTGAGTTGAATTTCTTCTTCAATTCTTTCTATTTCTGTATTAGCATCGTCATAAAGTTGCCTACCATTAAGGGTTATTCCGCCTGGAAGTTGCATTCCTTCAAATTTAATTAGATTTTGACCCCATTGTTTTTTGAATAATGAAGTTACATATTTCTTGAGAAACAAATCTCCATATACATCTGAATATGTTGAGGGGTCAACTATTGCATAGGCCTCCATTATTATCCAATCGTCTATTCCAACATCATTTCCCCAATTAATATCTAGATATAATC